GCAACTATTACTGGTTCTGGTACTGGAGCAACAGTTGGTCCTATTACTATTTCTGGTGGTTCAATCACTAACATTACTATCACTAACGCTGGTACTGGATATACTTCTGCGCCAACAGTTGGAATAACAGGTGGTAATGGTACTGGTGCTTCATTTACTGCTGCAATTACTACTGGTGGTGTAAAGATTAATAATAGTAATGATTACCTAGCATCTTTTGCAGATGGCCAAGGTTCATACGGTGAATTCGTAGCACGTTATCCAGGTACTCTTGGTAACTCTCTATTAGTTTCTATGGCAGACTCAGCTACATTTACTGGCTGGACTTATGCTTCTTCATTCCCATCTGCTCCAAGCACTTCTTCATACGCAAGTAATGTTGGTGCAAGCAATGACGAATTACACGTTATCGTTATTGACCAAGATGGTCTATGGACTGGAACTCCAGGAACAGTATTAGAAAAGTTCTCTTTCGTTTCTAAAGCATCTGATGCTAAACAATCAAACGGAACTAACAACTATTACAAGAATGTAATTAATTCTACATCAAAATATATCTACTGGACAGACCACCCAACTTCTGGATCTAACTGGGGCACTGCTGCTACTGTTGGCGCAACAGGAACTGCGTTCGTTTCTCTTAGTTCTGCTATTACTCGTTCATTAAGTGGTGGTGTTGACGATCTATCAGCTACTGATGGCCAGCTACAAAATGGTTGGGCACTATTTGCTGATGATGCAACTTACAATATTAGCCTATGCCCAGTTGGTCCAGTTTCTGCTACTGTTGCTCAGTATGTTATTTCTAACATCTGCGAATCTCGTCTTGATTGCGTAGCGTTTATCTCTCCAAGAGATACATCTGCAGGAACTCCAATCACAAGCACTGGTTCTACTGCAACAACTGCTATTACTGCTTACCGTAACCTATTGTCTTCAACTTCTTACGCTGCTTTAGACTCAGGTTACAAATATCAGTATGACCGATACAATGACAAATATCGTTGGGTTCCATTGAACGGCGATATCGCTGGTCTATGCGCACGTACTGACAATACTAACGATCCATGGTTCTCTCCAGGTGGTTTGAATCGTGGTCAAATTAAGAACGTGGTTAAATTGGCATTCAACCCAACTAAAGCAGATCGTGATGTTCTTTACGCTGCTGGTGTTAACCCAGTTGTTACTTTCCCAGGTGAAGGTACTGTTCTATTTGGCGATAAGACTCTATTGTCTAAGCCAAGCGCATTTGATCGCATTAATGTTCGTCGCTTGTTTATCGTTCTTGAGAAAGCAATCGCTACTGCTGCTAAGTATCAACTATTCGAATTTAACGACAGCTTTACCCAAGCGCAATTCCGCAACCTAGTAGAACCATTCCTACGTACTGTTCAAGGTCGTCGTGGTATTACTGACTTCAAGGTTGTTTGTGATGGTACAAATAACACTGGTGAAGTTATTGATTCTAACAACTTCGTTGGTGACATCTACATCAAACCAGCACGTTCTATTAACTTTATTACTCTTAACTTTATCGCTGCTCGTTCTTCAGTAAGTTTTACTGAATTGGGTGCTTAATACAAGATAAATAAAGAAAGAACAAAGGAGAAATAAATGGCAAATATTGCTGATTTTAAAGCGCAGATGTTGGGTGGGGGTGCTCGCCCTAACCAATTCCGTGTTGAGTTAACTTTCCCAAGTTTTGTTACACTTGGACCTATCGCTGGTCAACGTGCGCAATTCTTGTGTAAAGCTGCTCAGTTACCTGCTTCTACTATTGAGAACATTCAGGTTCTCTTTAAAGGTCGCCCAGTTAACTTTGCTGGCGAAAGAACTTTCCAACCATGGACTGTGACAATCTATAACGATACTACTTTTGGTATCCGTAATGCTCTTGAGCAATGGCAATCTGGTATCCAAAACTATGACAGCACACTAGGTCGTGTTAATCCAACTGACTATCAAGTTGATATGCAAGTTCATCAACTAGATCGTGCTGGCGCAATTATTAAAACGTACAAGTTTGTTGACGCTTTCCCAATTGATATCTCTGCTATTGGCTTAGATTACGAACAACAAAACGCAATCGAGCAGTTCGATGTACAGTTCCAATACAACTACTTTACATCTACTACTGGTGCTTCTTCTGGCTTTGGAGTTAATGTTTCTGTTGATACGCCAGTTGGTTCTATTCCGTTATAATTAACTGAAGGTGTTATATAATGCAATTATTTGGATTTGAGATACTGCGAAAAAAAGATAAGGATTTGGATAGTATTGTTCCTCCAAATCCGCAGGATGGATCGACCGTAGTTCAAACTGGCGTAAATGCTGGTGGATACTACGGTATGGTCATGGATTTAGATGGCGTTATTAAAAACGAAAATGATTTAATCCGTCGCTATCGCGAAGTATCTCAGTATAGCGATTGTGACAGCGCAGTTGAAGATATTGTAAATGAAGCAATTGTTTACGATGAGGAAGATCAAACAGTTAATATTAATTTAGATGACGTTGATCTTTCTGATAGTATTAAGAAAAAGATTCGAGAAGAATTTGATAATGTTTTAAAATTATTAAAATTTGGTG